ATGATGCAAAAGCCTATGGGATATTCTAAAGGCGTAATGGTCAAAGCAAGAGGTTGCAAACTAGGTAGAACTAGACCTACTAAAATTACATAGGAGGGACAATGTCCCTGAAGGCAATACTTAAAGCGGGGAAGGAATTACTTAAGGCAAAGAAGCCTTCAGCAACACCGGCCACCGGAGAACAGACAAGACAAATAACTTACACACCTAAACCATCACAGGCACAGGCTAAAGAATTAGTTACACAAGAATTAAAAAACCCACCAGTAGTTTTAAAGAAAACAAAACCCCTGCAGATGGGTGATGACTTAGCACCTGCTTTTGGTTCATCAACATATGACTGGGCTATGAGAATGGGTAGATCAAAGTACACTGCTGATGAGTGGTTAGATCATTTAACATCTACTAGAAAAGTAAACTTTAAAATATTTGGTAAGCCTGCACAGAAAACTGTTCGTGAACAAAAAAGATTTAAATACGATTCAGGTCCCTTTGCCGGTAAAGAAGTTAGTGTATCCAAAGAAGAATTATTCGATTCTAATTTAGCAGTATTCAATGAAGCAGGAGATCTAACAGGTGGACTGTTATATGCAGCAAAGAAATTTGGTCTGAAGCTTGATGCTAATGAAGTAGGAGCAATGTTAAAATTAAATCCTATTAACAGATTAAAACCAATTGAGCTTGGTGTTAATAAAGCTGCACAAGAAGCATTTGATGTAGCAGCGAAGAATGCAAGAAATACGGTAAGAGATTTACAAGTTAAATATAAAGATGTTGGTTCTGGTGAAATAAAAGAAAGATTGGACGATATACAATATATTCTTAAGGCTGATGAAGGTATTTTAAGTAGATCAGCGTTAAGAGATTTAAATGATACTTTAAAAAGAGTTACTTTAGATTTAGATATTAATGAAAAGAAAGCATTAAACAAAGTTATTGGTGAAATAAATAATAAAGCTGGGCCAATGCAGGCTACAAAGACAAGATACGGAACTGAAACAAATTACACATTACAAGGTGGTAAAGATTACAGAGAAACTATATTTACATTACCAGAAGATATTCCAACTAATGCATCACTTCGAAATAAAGGTGGACACTTTGGAGATGAGATTGGTGATGCAAATAATATTTATCACATTAGATACGATACAAGGTTCACACCTGATGGAAAAAAAGTATTTATGATTAATGAAATACAATCTGATGTAAACCAGAGTATTGCAAAAAGTTTGACTAAAGCCCAGCAATTGTCAGGCGAGCAAAGACTTAACCCATTTAATGCAGATGTAGAATTAAATTTACTTGTTAGCCAACGTGGTAAGATGCTTAAAGATTTAGATGATGCTGTTGCTAACAATGAGTTTGGTAGAGTGAATGCAATTAGTGCATCTATGAAAGATATAAATACAAAACTCAAAAGAATTTCATCTCGAAGAGATTATGACTCTAATCAAAAAGATTACTTTCCAATGGTTGAAGCAGATTCCTACGGAGACCATGCATTAAAATATTTGATGCAGAAAGCTGCACGTGAGAATGTTGATTACGTAGCCGTTGCCCCGTTTGACAAAGTAAGTTTCAGACAAGGGTACAAAGCGGGTAATGAAAGATTTTATGGTTACGCAAATGGTAAGGGTATAGGTAAAAAAGGTAAAGCAGTTATTCCAGATGTCATGTCTAAGAATGCAAGATTCTATGGATCAAAAGCAGGGCCAACAAAAATATCTTTATCAGATCCAACTAAACCATATAAAACAATTGGTAATGATACGTTTAAATATCCAAAAGACCACCCATTAAAAGGAAAAGAAATTAAAAGCCAATACCACAGTAGTTCTGGTATGAATCCTGAAAAGGGAACTAAGAATATTCCAGAAGGGGATCCACGCTTGTATTTTGATGCATATGCTATTAAAGTAGTTCCACTAATGAGAAATACACAAAAAACTTACAAGTCCAAAGGTGGACTTGTGGTGGATATGTTTAAACCAATAAGGTACAATTAATCATGGCAGTAGAAAAAGTAACAGAAGAATTAGCAGAAGAAGTAGTTGAACAACCTGAAGGTCTTCCAATTGATGTAGAAGTTGAAGGCGAAGAAGAGGTTGTAGAGGAAAGACCTCAAGACGATTTTAATGCAAACCTAGCAGAAGGCATGGACGAGCGAGAGCTTAAGGACATGGCCATGGAACTTATTGAAGAATACAAAAAAGATAAAACATCACGAAAAGAATGGGAAGATGCTTACATCAAAGGTTTAGATTTATTAGGAACTAAGTACCAGGAAGTAACAAAACCATTTAAAGGAGCTTCCGGTGTCACGCATCCATTGTTAGCTGAATCGGTTACACAATTTCAAGCACAAGCATACAAAGAACTTGTACCATCTGATGGTCCTGTAAGAACACAGGTCGTAGGTTTACAAACACCGGCTACCGAACAACAAGCAGATAGAGTTAAAGATTATATGAATTACCTGCTGATGGAGGAGATGGAAGATTACACAACTGACATGGATCAGATGTTATTTTACTTACCACTATCAGGATCTACATTTAAGAAAATTTACTACGATGCAATGTTAGATAGACCTGTATCTAAATTTATTCCTGCAGAAGATTTAGTAGTTCCATACTATGCATCTGATTTAAAAGATTGTGAGAGAATAACTCATGTAATTAAGATGACACAGAATGATGTCACAAAGAAAATGGCTGCAGGTTTTTACAGAGATATAGAATTAATTGATAGTAGCACAGAACCAGATTCAGTACAGAAAAAATTAAATGAACTTGAGGGCGTAAAAGGTAATGGTTCAGATTACTTAAATACAATTCTTGAAATGCACGTAGATTTAAATTTAGATGACTACGAAGATTTTGATGACAAAGCTAAAAAAATTAAAATTCCATACATCGTAACAATTGATGAAGGTAGTGGAGAGATTTTATCTATCTACAGAAACTACAAACCAGGTGACTTAAGTTTTTCAAGAGTAGAATATTTTGTACATTACAAATTTTTACCAGGATTAGGTTTCTATGGTTTTGGTTTAACACATATGATTGGTGGTTTATCACAAGCTGCAACTCAATCGTTAAGACAATTGATCGATGCAGGTACTTTAAAAAATTTACCTGCAGGATTTAAATCACGTGGTATTAGAGTTAGAGATGATGACCAACCAATTCAACCAGGAGAGTTCAGAGATGTTGATGCGCCTGGCGGAAATATAAGAGATCAGTTTTTTAATTTACCATTTACAGAGCCATCACCTACTTTATACAATCTGATGGGCTTTGTTGTTCAAGCAGGACAGAAATTTGCAGCAATAACAGATTCAAATATTGGTAATGATACTCAAAATAGAGCAGTTGGAACTACTATGGCGTTGATGGAAAGAGGATCACGTGTCATGAGTGGTGTTCACAAGCGTTGTTACTACGCAATGAGACTAGAATTTAAAATTTTAGCAAGAATTTGCGGTGAATATTTACCACCAGAGTATCCTTATGATGTTTACGGTGGCCCAAGACAGATAAAACAAGCAGATTTTGATAACAGAGTAGATATTTTACCTGTTGCAGACCCAAATATTATGTCTATGTCACAAAGAGTGACGTTAGCACAGGCACAATTGCAAATTGCACAGTCAAATCCACAGATGCACAACTTACATGAAGCGTATAGACGTGTTTACGAAGCACTTGGAACAAAAACTATAGATCAAATTCTAAAACCACCACCAAAACAACCTGAACCTTTAGATCCTGCAAAAGAAAATGCACGTGCACTACAGATGAAGTTGCTTACAGCGTTTGAATTCCAAGATCACGATGCACATATCGCTGCTCACATGGCATTTATGGCATCTAGAATGGTACAAATAAATCCTCAGGTGTATGCATTACTGCAATCACACATTTCTGATCACGTTTCATTCAAAGCTAAGGCTCAAGTTAAACAAATGATTATGGAAAACCCACAAATGGCACAAATGGCTCAACAGGATCCCCAACAATTTGAAATTATGTTCGAAGCTGAGGTTGCAAAGGTCGCTGCACAGATAACTCAAGAGTTAGTACAGACTGAAAACGCAAATCAAAACAAAGAAGACCCATTAATTAAAATTAAACAACAAGAAAT